GGGTAGTCCTACTATACTACCCTAATTCCTTTTCCTTCGTAGATCCGTGGCTAGTTCCACGACTCGGAGACTCGGTGATCCATCTAAGCCTGCTTTTCAGTCTCAATGTGTCACCTAGTGACTCTGAACTGACTGCAGGACGATTCTACAATCAACTCTTTTTAACATACGCATGACTACGCGACAAGTCAACCGGATGGCTCTTCCTTGAGCCAACCACTTTCCTTGCTGGTCTATTCCAGCTGCGGGTCCTGCAAAGTGCCATTTAGCCTGGACTCATCTTATCCAGGCCGGACCCTTTATTGGGTCCTCTTCCCGGCATTACCGGGTGTGGGTACTACATAGTGCCATTTAGCCTGGATTCAACTTATCCAGGCCTGCCCATTTTATGGGCTATCTTTCCGGCATTACCGGATGTGGGAACTACAAAGTGCCAATTATGCTCTTCTCCAACTTAGTTGAGCCCTGCCCCGTAAGGGGCATTTATCATCTCCACCATCTTGGTGTCGACTATAATTTACCGACTTCAACGTCGATGGGGCCTTAATTGGTCATCAGCAATGGGGTTTCTAGGATCCCGTCTCATATTGCTAAGATTCAGCCAGATTCCTAGGATCTGGTAGGGCGCTACGGTTGCCTGGCACGATGGATCACGTGTTTAAACATGATCCCACATAGTACTGGTTACGGCGCTCTGGACATATTCATAGTCTTGAGTGAACGCTTGCTGTGTGAGGCAATTCCTCTTTAGGAATTCCCCTATTTAGGGGGTCGCCGCCCCATGAAGACCACGTCCTGACCAATGATGCAACGGTTAGTGTACGTTCATAGTCGCATTGCTGCCACTTCTACTACCTCAAACGTCCGCGATACGAATACCAATTCTACAAGCCGACCCGGCATGGAACCGGATGAGGTTCGCGCGTCATCTCGCGCGTTCCTTTCCTCTCTAATACCAGAGGAAGAAGTAAACAGCCCCCGCGGACCAGCTTCTGGCTGGCCCGCTGCCTCACCTGAGGCAGAAGGAGAACCGACGGAGCAAGACGACACTGCCTCCTATGCTGCTATTGTTGATGCAGCAAACGAGGCCTTTTCGCATCTACAGAAGGGGTTTTTCGCGTCTCACACGCGACTCCCTACTATCATGACCACTGTTCTACATTTGGCAACGCTCAACACACCTATGCAGGTATTCACTTATCTGCTCGACAAGGTAATCACCGAGTGTGAGCCATCAATAGTGGCCCTTGTCAAGGGATGCATGCATGACGGTACTACACACGTCAGCCCCCAAGCATTGGGGTTCGAATTCCTTGGCAGAAACGTCTTACGACTGACCTCACTCTACGAGCAGTTTAAGACGCATGCCGCGTGGCAACGTCTCGCCAGAGTCCTGGCTGCTTCAATAGCTGGACTCTTCGTTGCCACAAAAATGGTCTCTTCCAAGAACATCCTCGGCCTCACTAAAGGCCTTGCAGGACTTGTCTCCATCAACACCTTGATAGGAGGCAACTTGTTCGAGGACGCCCTTTACGTCGTCAAGACGATCGTCACAGCCCTCCAATCTGGAGACGGCATATTCGAAGGGTTCGGAGACCCAGACCGCAACACTCTTGAGCTGCGCTTCGCACAGGCCATGTCAATGAAGGAGGTATATATCTCCCAAGACTGGACCCTTGCAGAGGAACGCAACAGAACATCAGAAGCGCCTATCGACGACTTTCCTGTCGACGATTCTACATTCTATGGCCTTCTCGACCATCTGTGCCATGACCTCAAGCTCAAGATCGCTACGATCGATACCAAGAAGACATCCGCTGACCTCTACTTTTACACCCGCGCATTAGCGCAGGCTTCTTCATTGAGGTTCCAGGTTAGCGACAGTGTCAAGAGATCGGGCTTCAAGCCCGCGGCTTATGCATTCACCCTTTTGGGGAACTCAGGCGTTGGCAAATCAGTGCTCATCGAACTCATCATGAGCACTCTTCTCAAGTCAGTCAACTATACTGACGTCAAGCGCCTGATGTGCAACATCAACTCGGGAGACAAGTACCTCTCGGGACTACACAACGGCCACAAAGCCGTCATCATTGATGATGCCGTCGCTCGCAAGAATCTCACCGGTACCGAAGCTGGGACGGAGCTCGAAATCGTCCGCAACTTTGTGGGAAATCAACCTATCCCACTCGTTAGCGCGGCTATCGAGGACAAGGGCAGAATCATGCCCTTCATCGACATAGTGGGCCTTACCACTAACGTGGAACACCTTGAGGCCCACAACACAGCGCACTGCCCTTTTTCGGTGCTCCGGCGTATCCTCGACTTGATCGAGGTCAACACCAAGCCTGAGTACTGGAGGGAAGAAAACGGTTCCCCCGTTTCCAACACTCTCAAGAAATTGAGGCCTGGCGTCATCGACACTGACGTCTACCTTTTCAACGTCAAGCGCGTTGTAGAGAGCAGAGGCGGGGCGGACAATGGCTACAAAGCCCAGGGCATCTGGGTCCCCAAGATCCACGATGGTTCGGAATTGACAGGCTTGACCTGGACTCAGCTAATCCGATACTTGGTGCCCACTTTCCAGGCCCATGTCGCAGATCAACGCGGCAAGGTCCAGACCATGCGAGACTTCTTCGCCACTCCTTTGTGTGAGCATTTCGTTCCGCAAGGCACATGTGACGAGTGTCGTGCTGACCCCCCCATTCCAGTTGGGGTTCAGGTTCTTCCGGGGCAACCTCCACCTAGCCCCGAGGAACAGCGTGACCAACAGGCCAATGAGGCCCATCAGGCCAATCTCCTGTACGAGCATCTAACTGCTTATGGAGTCATGGCTGATGTCATCACGCTCAACACTCCTGCGAGTCTCATCGACCCGATTGGCGCACTTTGTGACACCAATACATACCGACAAGAGGCGCTTCGCGCTCCAGACATGCTTCCTCAGAGCTGGCTGGTTAGGCAGATACTCTGCCGCGCGTGGGTCAAGAGCTTGATGGGCGACTTGTTCGCCATATTCCACGGGTTCACCACCATCTTGTCTGTGGTGTTAATCCTCTCGGTCTTCCTCGCTCCCTCCTTCGCATTCATCTCCACAGCAACCCTTGTGGCGTCGTCCGTTACAGGCATACTTATGTTTGTGCTTCCGGCGTCCTCAGTGGTCTTTTCGTTGTCTCTGACAATGCTGAGTGTGTGCGTTGGGTTTGCCTATATGCTGGTCGTTGTGCCACTCTCCCTAATGGTGACATCATCTTTCGTCATTGTTATAACCATGGTGCGGCTTTACGTCGCAAAGAAATTCATACGAGCCATGGTCATCCTCTCCCATCTGGAGAGGGGCGCAGCAGCTCGCATACAAGTGCGAGATGTCTTTTCGGTCAATGGCCGCCTTTTGGCAGGCCTTTCAGCCTTGGTGTGCATGTTCCTTACAGGAAAGCTGATTTTTAAGCTCACACGAACCAAGGAGACCAAAGTTCAGGCAGCCGGCCTTTTCTCAAGCCGGCAGCCCGAGCAAGCCACAGAATACGTACCAACGGGGCCCATTGTGGCCCCATCTTTGTCTTTGACTCCTACTGAGCGAGACTTCACTACGACCTGTGTGCCACCTGCCAACCTCACCACCATCCAGGATGTGTGGCAGAAGAGAGACATCTACCAGCGGTTTCCACCGCCACCGGAGCGCCTCGCTACGACCAACCAAGATACCATCAAGCGGAGACTTGAGTCCTGTACCTTCAGGATCGAGATCACTTTTGCAGATGGTTCGCGTGTCACCCAGACAGGCATTTTTGTGATGACCAACTATTTCATCATGAATGCTCACGGCCTTTACCACGAGGGCCGCCGTAAGCAATGCCAAGACTACAGACTCTTTCGCAGCGACCTAGTTCGCGCGAGAGGAAAGCTCTGGGACACCAATTGGGTCCGCCTTGAGAAGGCGGATACCGATCCTCAGGGGTGCGTCACTGACGTCGCCCTTCTCTTCTTGCCTAGTGCTCCGAGCTGTCCTGATCTGTCGGACATGTTCGTTGATCAGCACCCGGCGAATTCGTCTGCATACGTCAGAGGGCTCGATAATGAGTCCAAGGCGTACGAGTTCAATACTCGCGTCACCCTCAAGACTGTGAAGACGGATGCTCTAGGTATTCTCAAAGCCTATGAGTATCGCTGCGGCACCCCATTACTACAAGGGTATTGCGGCCACCCCATTGTCGATCTCGGCAACAAGGTTGTGCTTGGCATTCACTGCGCCATCGTCAGCGGTGCAGATGACAAGTACATTGGGTGCGTTGTCAGTGCTTCCCCTCTCAGGTCTGCCATGCAACACCTACAGCAGAAGACGAAAGCTCTGCGGCCTCTGGCTGCAGCATCGATGCCTGCGTATGGAGTAATCCCAGCATCCCTGGGATACGGGCCTGTCAGCAACAACTCAGTGTTGCTGCAAGACCAAGACGCTAACATCAGCGTTCTACCGTCCCTCACGGGATATGTCGTCCCTCGCTACCGCAAAACTTTTGTGCGGTCAAGGGCGGCAGACGTCTTGGAGGGCATGGGGCTTCCGTGCAGACACCTTCCGCCTGACGACTACGGAAAATTCCGGGTTGATAAGGCAAAAATCTCTAGCACGAAGAGGCAGGCACACATCCCCGCCGAAGTGCTTCTCGAGGCATCCTACATATGCCACGAGGAAGACAGAGCTGTGTTCAGGCACCTACCTCCAAACTCACTTGGCCTACTATCCATTGAAGACGCCATCAACGGCGTTGGAGGACTTGGGTCTATACCCAAGAGCACATCAGCCGGCTTTCCCTTCAAAGGGAAAAAGCGAGACCACCTCATTGAGGCTCTCAGACCAGACGGTTCAATCTACTACCTTCCGACTCCAGAACTTGAGCAGGAAGTTCGGACTGTCTGGTCCATCTTGGCCAGTGGGCAGCGCATCAATGCTGTCTACAAATCGTGTCACAAGGCTGAGCTTGTCAAGCCAGGCAAGTCCACCCGCGTATTTGAAGGGATACCTTTCCCCTTCTACATCGTGATGCGCATGGTCTTTGGAGCCCTTTACGCCGTCTACTCGGCATTCTCGCTTCAGCTCTCTACGGTTGGAGGGATTAACCCCTTCGGCCGTGACTGGCACTACATCTACGAATGGATGTCCGTACTCACACACGAGATCGCGGGCGACTACGAGAAGTTTGATGCCAGCGGTGAGCCCCAGGAGAAACACATTACCATGCATGATGTGCTGGAGCTCATGAAAGAGTTCGGAAACTACGATGAGGAAACTCTCAATGTGGCCTCTGCATGTGCTTTTGAGCACATCTACCACATAGCCCTCTTCAGGGGCGATCTCTCCGAATTCTATGGTCCTACAGCCAGCGGATGTTTCCTTACACTCCTTATCGGCAACAGGGTCAACCGACAGCGGCTTGTCTCGGCAGCCATAGTGCTGTTTGAGAGGCACGGTCGCCCTCCAGAGAGGACCAGACCTCTTCCTCGAGAGCCCGTGACTACTACAGCTGGTTTCGTTCTACCAGCAGACTACAGGCTCCACATCCTCGATCTCTGCGCACAACGCGGTCTCCCCTCAGTATTCGATCACATGATCTTACTCACAATGGGAGACGACTTCAGAATCAGGGTGCGAGGAGACAGGATCCCCTTTCTCAATCAACGCGCCATTCAGGAGGTTTTCGCGGAGTGGGACATAGTCATCACAGACTCCCACAAGAATCCCGTGTTCGAAGACCTCTTCACTCCTGAGGAACACATCGACTTCCTCAAGCGCGCAGACCGCTACGATGACGATCTCGACATCGTCCGTGGCCCGCTCGTCCTCACCTCCATCTTCAAGCCCTATTACTACTACCAGCCCTCTCCAGCCATATCTGAGGACCTGTATATTGCAGGCCTGACGCTGATCACAGAGATGGAGCTGCACATGCATGGGCGACAGGTGTACGACGAGTACCACCCGTTCCTCGAAGCTGTCGTGAGAGATCTGGATCTGGAGAATTACCTCTCCCAACCACTACAAACGTACGACGAGGTTACTACAGCCTGGCGTACTAAGTACGATGAGAGGACTCTTCCAGAATCCGATGTGGAATACCTAGAGGTCATACCTCAGGTATCAGAATATTGCAGCTACTGTGATACCGACCACATCATTTCTCCCGGCAACGAAGCCGCGCGAGCCCACTTGCTCCTTTTGCGATTCAGACGCCTATACAATATGGGCAATTTCCAGCGCAGGGATCTCGAGCGGGTTACTCGCGAGCTTGACTGCATGTTCAGGAGGTTCACACACCTCGAAAACGACGTTGCAGCCAGGTACCCAGAAGACTACACCTTCTGGGCGGCTCGCTTCTATCTTCATTAATGAGGCACCGCGCTGCGGAGCGCTATATAAATACCGTAGGGCGGCTTCGGCCGCCCGGGATGAGGGTACTGCGTCACTAACAACGTGCCCGCACAGTACTGGTTACGCCACCCCCCTACTATCCACAATGGGGGTGTACGCTTGCTGTGTGAGATAACTCCTCTCTAGGAGTTCCCCTATTTAGGGGGCAGTCGACCCGTGGAGAACACGTCTCGGTAAATGATGCAACTACCGATGATGTACATAGCCGCATTGCTTCTTCTACTTATGTAACCCATGAAACTCTCTCTTTTCTCGACCCACCTGAGACCACTATGGTAGATGGCACGACAAGTGCCGATGCCGTCAGTGAGGTTCTCTTGAATCATTCCGATGAGGGCCTGGGCAACTTTCTGTCCAGACCGTTCTTCATCTATTCTGATACCTGGACTCCAAACCAGGGTGCTTCAGAGACTGCGACACTAGACCCTTGGACCTTGTTCTTGGGCAACAAACGTGTTATAAACAGGCTCAACAACTACAGAAACTTCCGCGGCACTCTACGCTTGCGGATTATGATGAACGGCAATGCCTTCTATTACGGACGCATGCTTATTGACTATGTTCCTCTTGCTCCTTTGCGCACTATTGGTGGACTTGATCCAACCAATGCTTACAACAATGTGCTCGCTTCTCAGCGCATGCACGTGTATATAGACCCTTCGCAGAGTAGCACTTGTGAGATGTCTCTTCCTTTCTTCTGGTTTTATGATGCAGTGGATGTTACTACAGCCGAGTGGTCTAACCTCGGACGCCTGTACATCCGCCAACTCGCTGGTTTGAAGCACGCTAATGGTGGGACTACTCCCATTACCTACACAATAGCTGCTTGGATGGAAGACGTTCAACTCGGCACTCCCACTGTCATTTCAAGTGTGTCTGTGGTGCCTCAAGCCAAAACTACCTCATCTGAGAAGGTGGGTCCGGTTTCGAAGGTTGCTTCAGCTCTATCTAGAGCTGCTTCAGCGCTTTCTTCCGTTCCTATCATTGGTCCATGGGCTACCGCTTCTTCCGTTGCATTATCTGCTGCATCCTCCATCGCTAAGATCTTCGGGTGGTCACGGCCACTCGACATAGCGCCTGCTGTCAAGATGAAGCCTATCTACGCGGCTCCATTTGCTCCCACTGATGCTGAGGATTATTCCCAAAAGCTTACAGTGGACTCCAAGAATGAACTCACAGTGGATCCCAGGATTACCGGCTATGACGCCGGTGACGAATTGGCGCTCGACCATTTCTCTTCAATCGAGTCCTATCTCACGTCAGCACCCTGGACTGCTGCTGCTACCGCCGGGACCCTTCTTTGGAACTCCTATGTTACGCCCCACCTTTCAGCTACGGATGGTACCTACTATTACCTTCCGGCTATGCACTTTTGTGCTAGGCCATTTCAATACTGGAGGGGCACTCTGAAGTTCCGCTTTCAAGTAGTAGCCTCCGCATATCATCGCGGAAGGTTGCTTGTCACGTGGGATCCTTGTTACGTTGCCGCTACTGAGCCCAACGTGCAGATCTCTAGAGTCATCGACATTACGGAGGAGAAAGACTTTACCATTTGCGTCGGATGGGGACATCCCAAACATTACCTCGACTTGGCCAGCATCGCGGCTACGGTCTCTGGCAGCTCTTACGGAACTGCAGCTCTCGCAGCGGTGAACGCGAAATCTAACGGGGTCATTTCCGTCAGTGTCTTGAACGAACTGGCTACCCCGTCGCTCACCGTTGCTGACATATCGCTGCTTGTCTTCGTTTCCATGGAGGACGCTGAGTTCGCTGCACCGGCTAAGGAGGTGTCCCTATATGACAGCTACCACATCACGCCACAAGCTCTTGAAGAGGAGACAGGCTTGAAGGACAACCCCCCACCTGAGGGGGCAGCTACAGATGTCCCTTGCCATGTCTTCAAAGACGACAACCATGTCAACCAGATGTACTTTGGTGAAAATGTACCATCATTGCGGCCTCTGCTGCACAGGTATACCTTCAACAACACCAATGCCTACAATCCGACGGCTGCCACTACCGTCGAACTCTGGAACATGTATCAGAACGACTACCCACTCTACTATGGGTATGATACAGTCGCCAACGCACTGACGACTACTTCAGCAGCAAAACATGTCAACTTTGCTCACAACTCGCTCCTCAACTACTTGATGCCAGCTTTTGCAGGTGTCAGGGGTGCCATTCGCTCGAAGTACATCGTGCGTTCTTCTCAAAGTAACGTCGTGGACATGACCCTTACAAGGGCCTTTTCTGAATCTGGATTCAACTTTGCCCCCGTCGTGACATCTAGTTGCGGCGCCGCGCTAAATCCAGCAGTTTGGGCCTCCACAGGTAGGTCTACACGCACATCCAATGTGGAGGGCGCAGCATACGTGGCATCAAACAAACAGCCTCTTCTTGAGGTTGAACTACCCTTCTACCGTCCATTAAGGTTTGCCTGCGGGTACGCTTTGGACACAACGCAACCCTACGCGACAAATTCTATGTCGCACAAGATTGAGATCTCATCAACAGGATCCACTCTCCCAATAGTCATCGACCGTTGGGTAGCAGCTGGAGAAGATCTTAGTCTCATCTGGTTTCAGGGAGCCCCGCCCATGGCGAATTTGGTTACCCCTGCAGCCTAGGCCTGACTGACGAGTGTCAGGCTGAAACCCCGATCTACACCGACTTGGTGCCCATCGGGGTACCAGGCTCGGAAATTTAAAAATCGGGATAGACTACACTAACAGACTACAACACATGAGTTTTGATCGCTGATCAGCAGCGGTTTCTCATGATGGTATGGTAGTTGTGTGGTTAAGGCTCGTTTATC